GTTTAACAAGGCCATACACATGATAGCCTTTTTCGATCAAGAGTCTAGCGAGATAAGGACCGTCTTGGCCGGTCATGCCTGTTACAAATGCGGTGCGTTTCATAACAGTATGTATCACACCAAACCATCATACTGTAATATCTTCCATGCCTGCTGTGCGTAGTCGAACCACATGGCCCATCTGCCATTGTTTGGTATCCAGACCTTTCATGATGCCCAGCCAACGATTGCGTAGCAATGCCACTTCATTGATGATGGTCTCAAAGTCCACCACTTCGTCCTCACCTTCTGCGTACTTTTCAGCATCTCTTGAAGTGAGGGCGCGGGCATAGCCCTCTAGATACTTTTGGAAGTGTTTCCTGCGTATCTTGCGTAGTTGGATGTTGAGATAGTTTAGAACCGCTTCAATCTCCTGTAGCTGATTGAAGCGTTGTTCCGTGATACCGGGCAAAGCAGTGATGTTCTTTTCCAGCACACCCGAGATCTTGCAATCTCGTTTGGCTGCATCCAGCTCTGCTTCGTAATGGTCTATAAAATCAGGAATGGCTGCTAGATTAGCCACTACCTTGCTATACCACATCAGTTTTCCCAGTCGTCTTCGTGATAGTCTTCTTCTGCGTCAACACCATCATCTTCATCATCTTCATCCACATAGGATTTGTCGTTGTCAAGATATGCTGTGAGAGCTCGTTTGATATCGGTGTCACCCTTGAATGTGTCCTTGATATCATCCACATCACAGTCGTTGTCGATCAAGATGGCTACCACTGTTTGGGCGGCTTCGTCACGATCCACTGTGTTTACATAACGCTTGAGTTCTGACCACAATTCGCTGGCCACTGCTACTGCTTCACTCATTCTGCTGCCTCCTCAACTGTGATTACCTCTTCTTTGTGATTTGCAAAGTCTGCCATGGCACGATCCAAACAGCCTTCTTCATTGGCTTCCCACTTCTTGCGAAACTTCTTGATAATCTCGCCATCGCTGGTCACAAACACTAGACTGTTGCCTTCTTTCTTTAGCAGACTGCGTTTCTCCATGAGATCCACCATGCCCGAGAACGGGCTCATTCCTGTCTCATAAGGAATCTTGACCTGCACTCCTTCGAACGGTTTTGCATAGCGTGTTTTCATCACCTTGCAAGCAGCACGGATGCCCATGACGTCTGTGATCTTGTTGCCATCTTCGTCTTCTTTCAGCTTGAGTTTCTTCATGGCCACAACGATCGAGCTGGCATAGATAAAGCCTTGACCGCCGGAGATCTTGTCATCAGGATCAAACATGTCTTGACTTGCGTATGTGTGATTGGTACACACCAGACCCACATTGTATGAGCCAAACATGTTCACACAGTTACGCACAAGACTGGTCAGTGCCTTGGGCTTGCGACCCATGTCACCTTTCATGTCGCCTGCATCAAACTGATTCACATCAGTGGGTGTGAGCAACATGCCCAGACTATCAATCACAAACATGACCTTGGGACGCTCGCCGTCGGGCAATGCTTTATAGTCGCTCATGAATGTTGAGATTGTTTTGGCCACATCATCGATCATGGCCATGCTCAATTTGAGCAGTTTGTCTTGGCCGGTATCCACACCCAAGGCCTTGAGCCAGTCTTCGTCCAGTGCGTTTTCACTGTCAATCAACACTACATAGATGCCCTGTGCCTGTGCGTTCTTGATGATATTACCGGAGCAGATATATGATTTACCTGCACCTGATTCACCGGCGAACACAGTGACCTTTCCCAGAGGAATACCTTTGTTAAAGTCGCCGGAGATAAGATAATTCAAGGCATAATTGCCTGTTGAGATCCAGTCTGTAGGATCGTTGAAACCAATGCTCAATCCTTCGATTGACTTGGTGATTTCCTTGCGGAACTTGCTTACGTCAAATGGTTTTCCCATGATAGTTTCCTTTTATGCTAATTTGTAAAGTTCTTTGAATATGTCTCGGCTGTTCAATCCGCGTCGTTGATCTAAACCAGCTAACTCCGCGAATGACTGTTTGAGATTTTTTTCAAATGGTGTGTTTAGATGTGCTAACATGTTTCGATAACTGTCTTCTAACAAGTAACCCGGATGTTGATTGATCTTGTCCGTCAACGTGTCTCTCACAGAGTTTAACACAGTATTTGGAAGATGTCTAATATTTAGGTAGAGTGGCTCGGCCATGGCACCGATTATGTAACTGTTGTTATGGAATCCCAGCTTCTTCAAAAAATCTACACAACCAAACACACTCTGATAGTTCAACAAGAAATGCAACATGTTAAAACTGATACGGTGATCCAGTTTTCCAATGATATTGAGATTGTGCAAGAAATCCACCCATCGGCCACCATGCCTGACATATTCAAATTCTTCTTCAATGGTTTCTACACTCACGGTCCAATGAACATTTTCAAACTCACATATTTTTTCAAACACTTGAGTATCCACTTTGCTGAGATTGGTATTGATACGCAGGTTTACCGTTGGATTGGTTGATTTTAACAGATCCAAAAATTCTTCGTTTTCCTTCATCAACAATGGCTCGCCGCCAGCAAGATAAACATGTTTTAATTTATGTGCATGTTCAAAGATATAATTTTTAAACTGTTGTTTTTGGGCAGAGGTAGGTGTGTCTAGATATTCGTTAAGTTCAGCTGCCCATTTGCTGCTAAAATCAGGACCGCAGTACACGCAAGAAAAATTACAGAGGTTGGTCCATCTCACATCAACTGTTTGTAGATCAAAGTTGCCAGTCTGATAAGTGTCGGTTGGAACTTTTTTAAGTTCTCGTATGTAGAAAATACGGTCACTTATGATGTTGAATCCCGATTTATCACCTTCTAGATCATAGCAGGTATGGCAAGTGCTCACTGGTTGATTGTTGACTATGTTTTGTTGAACCGATACATTGTTAGATCCTGTTACAATATCTTGTATGCTATCGTGTTTGAGATCTCCAATTGGTCCGGCACTGCGAATGCAATTCTTTACTTTGCCATCAAAATTATACATCAGCCCGGTCCAAGGCATAGGACAAAATGTCCTATTGGTCAGCATATCTTTTGGAGTCATAATCTTATTGGACCTTCGGCATGACCTAGAGACAATTCCTGGAACACCATGTTTTGTTGATCAGCAGAGACCATGGCAGCAACTACAGTATCGGCCCAGGCATTGACTTCACAATAAGGATATACTGACGATTGCCCTGGTTGTGTGGCCACAGCACCTGGTCTTATCAGGGTGATGCTGGGCCAACTATTTTTCCATCTCAATTGATTTATCGCTTGCTCAAGTGCTAGTTTTTGATTTCGATAGGCACTCATACTGAGTTCGGATTGGCCTGGTACCGAGGGATCCACCGGGCATTGTGCCATCATGGTGCTGATGCACCATATGTGTTTGTTGGGTTGTCCTTGCCATGATTCCCAGACTGCATACAACAATTCGGTTTGGGCATAGCCTGCTTGAGCATTATTGACAAATATATCACAGGGTTCTATCTTGTTTACAATCTTGGGGATAACTCTAATGTTGTGTCCATCACGTTTGCTTAACCCTACTATTTCGTGACCTCGCTGGCTCAACACAAGGGCCAATGCTTTACCTATACCTGCGGTATGACCAGTGATTGCAATCTTCATGCCAACAGGTCCAAAGGTTCATTATGGAACGTAAAGCTGGCTATGATCCTGGGCAGATGTTCAGGATCAATTTTTTCTACACTGTGTTCTATCTGTGAGTTAAAAACTATAGGATTGGTCATATCGGCATATTCTGCCACGACTTGATTGTCCACATACCAACGGTTAATCCATCCTTTGGTGTTGATCACAGGTAGATTTAATTTTGCTATCACCGGCAGTTCATCTATATGCCTAGGCAAGTGTTCGTTGGTCTCGATTGTAGTTATGGCCGCGTGTCTTGGCAAGAGGTTATGTTTTTTAAAAAATAGCATCAACTCGGGAACATGTTTTATAACAGATTTACAATCGATAAATTGCCACCCAAATCGAGTGATATCAGCATGCTTCTGTAAAAAATCATATATCTTAGCAGAGATGATCTCGATGTCTTCGCAAGGAAACTCTACATAGCATTTCATTGATAGTAATCCTTATGTTGTATGCCTCTCATGCTATCCTGTTGATTGATAAAATTTTCTATCTCCATAGAATTGTCGGCGCCGGATGCCACTAAATCAACCAGTTCAGTAGGAACATCAGCTTTGCAAGTGAAATAATTCCGGTGCCTAATGTTTAAAACTTCTGGTTGTTCTAACAACGCCCAAGCATGGTTTATGTTGTTTTTGTTAGTATATGCTTGGATGTTCTTCAAATCACCAACGTTCAATGCCGACACTGTGGTCCAGGTATTTAACTCATACACACCCATGGTCGCATATGCTTTGATCGTTTGTTCAACGTCTTTGAACTTTATGGGCCAGCGTACATAATCATGTATGCGATCTATTCCGTCTAGACTCACCGTCACGGTGATCTGTACTCCACGCTCGATTAACTTAGGCAATACAGTCATCACCCGACTGCCATTGGTGTTAAGGCGCAGATACTTCACATTAGGCGGTAACTGGTCCAATAGTTTTAAGTAATTTGGACTAGCACTGGGCTCCCCACCATTGATATCTATTCTTGTTATTCTATCCAATGGTAGTTGATCAATACGGTTGCTATTGTTGATCTTGATATAATTTTTGGATTTCAAACTGCCTATCTTGGTAGAGAGATTTTCATCACAGGTATAGCAAGCACTATTGCAGATGTTATCCAACACCCCGCTTAACAAGATATAGTCTGCCCTGATCACGCTGTTTCTTGGATGGTCATCCAATGCATGTTGTCTTATACTTTTGTTGCCAATGGATTCTGCTGTTTGGCATCTAATACATTCCTTGGGCCATGTATCATTTTCCATTGTATCTTTGAGGGCCAACAGCCAGCTGCTGGATTCTAATTCCTCTAATGTGTTGAATTCAGCCGGGCCCACCATATGGCCGCAACGGCTCATTGTGCCATTGGCATTAAATCTCGCAAAATGATCAATTCTAGGGCAATACACTTTTAGAAATTAGGTTAAATCTTTGGCACACTAAATCAAAGGTTTCTGTATGGGTATCACGGTAGTGTTTAATTATCTCTACCCAGGTCATCTCTGTACCTGCTAGATCCAATAGTATCTGGTCCAAGAACATCCAAAGCTCTAATCCTGTGTTGTTGGATAATAATTTTTGTCTAAACTCATCATCACTTGGTATGATGTCTGCACGATCGTGGTCTTCAACAACAGCACTAAAATTCTTAAAGTCTCTTATTCTAATTTTGGTATCAGGAGATAGATATCTGCTGATATTCAATAGCCAATGAAATTGTGGAGCATAGTGTCTGTTTAGAAACTTGTATTGTTTGGCAAACCAAAATGCTGTGGGTTGATCTAGTTCGGGGTGATCGCGTTTTAGATGTTGTAGATATGTGTTAACACCGCTCACATAGCGGTCTTTGGCATCACGAATATATACATCTACAAAATCAAGTTCTTGGATCTGTTCATTCTTCAGCAATCGTAGACTGTATTTTTCTTGAAGATTTAGTAGACTGCTGGTTCCGTTTTTCTGTATGTAATAAACCCATTGATTGTGAAGTGGTATTTCTACCACTTCACAATCGTCAGAGAATAAGATAGAATCTATCTCTGACAGCATTACTTGTTTTGACGACTACGGATCATGGCCAAGATATCCTCGGCCTTCTTGTTGCCTTCTGCTGGCTTGGCCACTGGTGCTGTTGCCACAGGAGTATCCTCGTCTCCAAACGCATCCACAGGGGCCTTCGCAGCAGGTGCTTTGACTACCGGAACGTCCTCATCCACATCTGCTGCGGCTGCACCAGCAGGTGCTTGCATACCAGCAGGACGGAAGTATTGTCCCCAACGCTCCATGTCAAATGCTTTGCCATCAACTGATGCTTCAAACATTTCTTTCATCACACGCAGTTCCACATCAGTTGGCTTCTTGGGCAAGAATGTGCTCAAGTCAAACAGTCCGTGTGTTTCGATAGCTGCTTGTTCTTCTTCAGTAAGTGCAGATTCTTTTCTAGCCCACTTTGAAGTGTTGTAGTCAGCGTAGCCGCCCTTCTGTGTTTTGGTGATACGGAAGTCCAAGCCACTCATAGTGTCTGTGGGCAAGTTTTCCAATTCTGGATCCATCAACGCACTCTTGATCAGGGTAAAGATCTGTGGTCCGATGATGAAACGACGTATTGGGTTTGCTGGTGTCTTGTCGTCAGCGATGGGATTCTCACGCACAAAGCCTTGGAACACATAACTGCGTTTCTTCCAGTATTTGCGACCCATGTCTTCAAGACTGGGATCCTTGAACCAA